GCGACGGCCACGCTGATCTTCGGGGTGAGCTTCGATGCAGCGATGTAGATCGACAGAACGCCCGAAGCGGTCGGTGTACCAGCGAAAGCGATCGATCCCGATGCGGCCACCGAGCCGGCGGCATCGGCCAAAGGCAGACACCAGAACTCACCGAACGGATCGGATCCACGGTACGCGGCGGCCATCATCGCGAGGACGGAGCCGGGCCCAGCCTTCGAGATAGCGTCGCTGGTTCCCTGGCACAGGAACGGAATGCCCGCGGCTGCCGAGCCATCGCTCGTGATCTGGCCGATGACCAGAGCGCGCTGCACGGTCGTCGCAGAGTTGGCCTGGGAGTTATCCACCTCGCCGTAGAACAGCGGGACTCGCAGGGTCGAGGGGATGTTGCTGAAAGGAACGCTCATGCGTCATTGCTCCCGTTGGCGGGGTCAGTGGTGGACGGCGGCGCGGCCTTGGAAGTCACGCGGGGCGACGACGACGAAGCTGCCGGCGGCTCGGTGGTGACGTCGCCATCAGCAATCCGCCGAACCCAGTAGAGGTCGTCGTCGGCAACAGGGCGGCCATCGGCCGGGAGGAGGTCTTTCTTCGCCGGGTCGCGAACCAGCACGCCGGGCTTGGGGTAGACGAGCATGCGTCGCTCCTACGATGGGAAGGTGATATCGAGGCCGCCTTCGGAACGCCCGTCAGGGCCTTCCGTACGCGGCGCAGGGACGACTGCGCCGGGGAACAGCGGATCGGGATAGGTGGCACTGGGATCGAAGACGTTGACGGCGTCGACGTCGACGGTGATCTGCTCCAACGCATCGGTCGGAATCGGATAGAAATCCTCCGGGCCCTGATAGAACTCGAGGCCGATGCTCATGACGATCTCGCCCAGGTTCTGATCGCCGGTGCCGTCGGTTTTCATCTCGGTGCGGATGAAGGGGAACTGCTGCAGCTGGCTCATCAGCGCGGGGTTGTTGATCAACGCAAGCTCGATCTGCCGCTGCAGGGCTTCGAGCTTCACCGTGGCTTCCGCCACTCCACTCTGATCTTCAAGATTGGCCACCTGGACACGGCCACTGACCTGCAGCGTGAGGGTCGTGGTGAACTGCGGCCCGCTCTGTCGGCCAAGCGACTCCTTGTCCTCAGCCGGCGTGTGCAGGTAAAGGATCGGGTAGCTCCCGTCCCACGTCGGGTAATCGAGCGCGGCGAAGACGTTGTCTCCGGCATCGGTCGCGCCCTTGAGAGCGGCCACGGCGATAAGCCGAAGCTCAGCGGATGTGGTCATGGGGTCTTCTTCACTCCCAGCATCAGCTTGGCCCAGCCGTGGCCATCGGGACGAACGTCTTTGATGACGTACGTCTTCCCAACCTTCGGTACGGTGATCAGCTCGCCCTGCCGTGGCGGACGCACGAACTGGACCAGGCGAACGCCGAGCACCGGCATTACCGTGTTTGCACCCGTGCCGGTGTCGACGAGATCCACCTCGCGATATGCCTCGTCGAATACCCCGTCGATTTCAACCGGTAGGGCATCGGACGCGGTGTAGATCGGGCGCTTGTCCTGATCCTCGCCGAATACCTCGATCGTCGGACCGAGGACCATGGCATCCCAGTCAACAGCCATCAGGCCAGCTTCACGCCGGGGCCATCCTTGGCTGTGATGGTGAAGCGTCCGGTATAGGGAACCGCCTCTTCGTCTTTCTTGAGGATGAAGCCCTGCTCGCGCAGCCAACGGAGGTCTTTCACCGGGACGATGGCTTCCTTGCCAGGTCCCTTCTGTTCCCCAGAGACGTCAGTGACCGACCGCCCCGTGGCGACGGTCACCTTAGCCACCTTGGCCTCCTTGACCGGGGCGCCAGGCGCGGCGGTCATTACGACACCTTCGGCGCGCAGACGTTCGCGCAGAGGCAAGCATTGACGCGGGTCGGGATGATCAGAGGCGAACTCTGCATGAGCAGGATGCGCTGGGCCGGGTCGTTCTCCACCCAGGTCTTCGGCGCATAGGGCAGCGCCTCGTAGTTGAACGCCGGATCGAGGATCTGGCCAAACGCACGCGTGCCGAGCAGCTGCGGTCCGGACATGATTACCGTTCCGTCGACCAGCATGGGCTGCTCGACGCCGTCGTCGTCGATGTACCAGTCGTTGTAGACCCAGAGGCTGTACTGGCCCCATTTACCCTTGAACACCGCACCCGGCGCGATCTGCGCACCCGGATCGAGGTTATTGCCGTCGGTACCCAGCTTGGGGTAGTAGATCGCGCCCTGCACGCCCTTGGCGTTGAGGAAGGCGGTCCACGAGCTGGTGGTGAACACGATGTCCGTCACCTGCGCACCGGACAGCTTCAGAATCTGGTGCTGCCAGAGCTCGATGTCCTGGGTCGGAATCGGGTCGCGGCCGTCACCATCGAAGTTCGCGGTGACGCCCCACTGGGCATTACCGACCTTCGCGATCGTCAGCGAGGGATCGCGGCCGAAATCGATGATCTCGGTCGGGAAGCCTTCGCCCTGCACGGTCACGCGGCCGGTCGTCAGCGCCTGCGCACCCATCCACTCGAGGCGGCGATCGAGCATATCGATCTGGTCGGCCATCTCGAAATTGATGTTCGCCATCTCGCGCTCGGCGCCGGTCATGTCGCCGCCACCGATGCGCTCACCGATCTGACGCATGACCGGCTTGCGCAGGTCCGGTGCGCGCTTGTCCTTGATGTAGGCCGGCTTGTAGATGTTCGTCTGGTACCGGCGCGACTCGACCAGCTTGCCGCCGATCAGCGGGCTGACGAACGGCGACATACGGCGCAGGCCGACGTCGATGTCGATGGCGACGAACTCCGTCTCGCTCATCTTGATGTTGGGGAAGAACGTGTCGAGAAGGAACTTCTGCGACCGCTTCAGGGTGGGCACCACCTGGATCAGGTCGGTGGTGCTGAACGGGAACGTGGTGGTTGCGGACATGTAAGCCTCTCCGAGAGGGGTTCGAGCCGAATCCGGGCCAAAAAAAACCCCGCCGAGGCGGGGTTCGAGGCAACCGGGATGCGCAGGGGTTACGGGGCGGTGTTATTCGCCGGGGAGTTGGCGGACACCGTGCTCTTCAGGAAGAGGCCATACACGCGTGCAGCCGAGACCAGCTGCGCCAGGTTCCACGACGCGTCGAAGATGACGCGCTGTGCGTTGAACTCGCCGAACAGATAGCCGCCAGACGTGACGGGACCGGCAGTCGCATCCGCATCGTCGGCGAGGATAGCCACGGGGTTCTGGCTGCCATCGCTCGCCGTGCGAACGCAGGCGACGTAAGTGCCGACGGCGTCGGCCACGGTGATCGTGAACGAGTCGCCCGCGACGGCCGGCGTCGAACCGGCGGTGATCGTGTAGTTGACCCCCGTACTCGCAAAGGCCGTGCCAGCGGTGGCCGTTCCCACCGCCGCACCCTCGGGGTCGGTGACCGCGAAGGAAGTGGCGGTGGTTGCGGTGGCCTTATACACGCCGGTGAGCGGCGTGCTACCGGCACTCACGGCACCGATGGTCGCGTTGCCGGTGTTGCCGGCGGTCGCGGCGGCAACGACCGGCGAGGTGTTCTGCTGCCCCAGGAGCGTGCCGCGCTTCAGCAGCGCGCCGCCGGCCACAAGGATCGGCTGCGTCACCAGATTGCGGGCATCGACGATCAGCTGGTCCGGCACATAGACCTGTGCCTGGATACCCGGCTGCTGCGGGTTGTCACCGATGGAGGTGGGATTGAGCGACATGGGTTGTCTCCGAAGTGGAAGGGGTACGTGTTACTTGCCGCGCGCCTTCTCGCCCGCGGCGATGATGGCGCTGGCCACCTTCGAGCGGCCGGACGGGCTGGAATTGCCGCCGTCGCCGGTCACGTTCGGCGGGTTTTCTTTGCCCATGCGATCAGCGAGGCTCGCGCCGCGAGTGGGCGCACCGCCAGCTGCTGCCGACCGGAGCACCGAGATGGCTTCCTTCCGGGACATGGTCGTCGTGAACGCGAGGCTTGCTGCCACGTCGGGCCGCACGCCCGCGGCTTCGCAGTTGAAGATGGCAGCGCAGCGAGCACGCTCGCGGCGACGGGCCTTGGCGTTCGCGCTCTTGCCACGCATCTCGTCGTCGCTGTCGTCATCGTCGTCGAGGTCTTCGTCATCCGCCTTCGAATTCGCCCGCTTGCCGTCCTTGTCGTCGTCTTTCTGATCGTCCTTGTCGTCCTCGGCACGCTCATCCTTATCGTCGTCCTCTTCGGCCCGACGAGCGTCCTTCTTCTCATCCTTGTCGTCGTCTTCGGCGCGCTTGCCCTTCTTGTCGTCCTCGTCGCGCTCGTCGTCTTCGGCGCGGCTTCCGCGGCGCGCGCCGCCGTTGTCATCCTCGGCGCGGACGCCGAGGCCCAGGAGGTGCGCGAACGGCAAGGCCTGCGCCAGCTTGGTACGCATGGTGGTCATGGATGTCTCCGTGGAATGGAAATTAGGCTAGCTCGGCGAGCAGCGCCCGAAACGCGGCATCAGGCGCCGCTACTACGTCCGCAAGCCCCATGGCGACGCCTTTCTCGCCCATGTAGGTCACGGCCTGGGTGCCACGGACCTTGTCCGCAGCCATGCCCCGGTTGCGGGCGACCGTTCCAACGAACAGTTCGCCCATCGTGTCGATGTCAGCCTGGAAGCGCTCCAGCGCCTCCTTGGACAGAGGGATTTCGGAATGGCCGTCAGCCTTCCGTTCCCCGTAGGTGATGAAAGTCACCTGCACGCCGGCATTGGTGAGCGCCTTGCTGAAATCCACGTGCATGCAGATGACGCCAATCGATCCGACGCCGCCAGTGCGCGGCACGGTGATCTTGTCGGCGGCCGAGGCGATCGCGTATGCCGCCGAGTAAGCACCGTCGCTCAGGATGGCGTGAACGGGTTTCTTCCCGCGTGCCTCATACATCGTGTCGACCAGGTCGAAGCACCCGGAGACTTCGCCGCCAGGCGAGTCGATATCGAGCATGATCCCTTCGATATCGGGGTCGTTGAGAGCTGTCAGAAACGCCTGGCGAATACTGTCGTAACCGCTCATACCGCTATACGGGCGGAGCGTGCCGAGCTTCTGAACAAGCGTGCCCTGGACGGGAATAACTGCTACCGGCCCAACGACGTCGTAACCCGCATCGCGATCACGGTACTTGTGCCCTTCGCCATCCAGCGAGAACGCCATGGGCTCGATCGCCATGCCGTCCACATTCATGATGCGCGTGATGTTCAGGCGTTCGGCCAAAGCCGAAATGACGACCTCCGCCTTATCACGATGGATCGCCAGCGGACGATTGAACATCCGCTGTGCGAGGTGTGCAAACTGCTGCATCAGGTGACCTCGGGGTCTTTGATCGTTTGAGTCGCGGTCTGCTGGCCGCCATCCCCGAGACCCATGCCCGCCCAGCTGGGCGGCGTGAGACCCCGGTCAAGGAAGCCCTGAACCTCGCGCTTGCGCTGGTCGAGCACCTCTTCCCAGTCCTGACCCTGCTCGATCGATTCCTGCTGAAGCGTCGACAGGCCCGCGTCCATGCCGAGGATGGCGCCCTTTTTCTCCGCTACCGGATCGATCCAGCCCCGGGCCGGACCCATCCACGTCGCGCGCGAGTACAGCGCACGGTATTCATGAAACGGCGGCGCTTCGGGAGGAAGCGGGTAGTCATCGATCTCCATCGACTCCTCAAGGAAGCAGGCGAAGATCGGCTGCGCAAAGCCCTGGGTGAAGTCATCGCGGCGCCGCGACATCGTCTTGAACGCCTCGAGCAGCGCGCCGCGCGCGGAGCTGTAGTTCGTGTCGGACCAGTCATGGCTCATCTGCTGCGCCGACAGGCCGGTGGCCGAGGCAAAGTTGCGCAGGAACGATTTCTCGAATGCAACAAAATTGCCGTTCGGTCGCTCCGAGGCCACCGCGTTGATCTTCTCGCCCGGGAACAGGATCGGCAGCCGGCTTTCGCCCAGCGTCGTCTTCCTCTCGCCGTGAAACTCGGCCCGAGCATCCTGATAGGCGTTGAGGTCGGAAGACTCGCCGATGGCCTGCTCGACCAGCTGAGGATCGAACGGGCTCTCGATGTAGGCGCCGAAAATCGAGTTGATGATCGCTGCGTCAAGCTCGACCGCGTCGTACTTGGCCAGCATCTTCATGCGCTGCAAGATCGGCGAGAAGATGCCGGCCCCGCCGCGATGCTGCGAAGCGCGATCACGGTCGAAGTCGTGAACGATGATCGGACGGCCCCATGCGGTTTCGCGCGGGACGGATTTCCACTCAACGCTCTTCGCCGCCGCCCACCAGTCGCCCTGGTGGGCCTGGCGGATCCAATAGGCGTACGCGGCGCCGAACTCGTCGACCTGAACACCGCCGCGGTTGGTTTGGCTATCGAACTGAAGCTGTGGATTCGACAGGCGGTCCGGGTCGATCAACTGAATCGCGGTTGCATATCGCGCACGGCCGGGGCCGACGCGCTCAGGGATCCAGGCAACCTGCGCAAGCGCATCGCCATCGATGAGCTTGTGGCGAAGCCCAAGCCGCATCATCTGCGTGACGCTCTGTCCGCGCTGGGCATCGCAGTAGTGCGCCGGGTCGTTGGCCCATGCGCGGTAATGCGCCTCGGCGGCGTTGCCGAACTCGGCAGCCCAATCGGCGTCGAATCCCTTGATGCCCGTCATCTGCCGCAGCGCACGGTAGTCCGGACGGACCAGTGGTCGGTAATGACCGCCGATCGCGTTGTCCAGGATGCGGGTTACCGCACCAGACGCCCAGCCATCGTTGCGAACCAGGTCGCGCACGCGCGACACGATCCGGTCGCGGTACATGTTGAGCTCGCCGTCGGGCGAACCGAGGTACGGGTTCCAGGCGGAGACGTGCTCGCCATGGATATCTGCCGAGTCGTACGGGGCGTTACCGCCGCCAGCGAGCGCATGCGCCCGATTCGGCATCATGGGCCGCGACGACGGCGCAAGCGGCTTCCCGCGCGCGTCGAGGATAGTAACGGGGCTGTCCATCAGCGGTAGCGGAACCGCATCGGACGACGGGCGCGCTGTACGACGCCAAGCTGGGACTGCAACGTCTGAATGAGACCCGCCAACGCCTCGATATTGCCGCGCGTATACGTCACCGACTTGGACCCATCACCCTGGGTGTAGCTGTAGCTTTCACCCTTGGCGCCCGACAGAAGATCGATATACGCCTGCTGCGCCTTGGCCAGATTCGCCTGCAGGACGTCCCGCGACATGCCGGCCAGCAGGCCGGTTGCCGGGTTGTAGTTCAGCGAAGAGGTCACGGTAGCTCCAATGCGTAATCAGGCCAGCCGGCTCGCAAACTTCTTGCGCGCGGCGGGCTGCTGCTTTGTCACGGTCGGCCCAGTGGCCCGCGGTGGCGGGCTCACGGGCGGAGGCGGTTCGATGTCGTCGGCAGCGGTCGGCCGCTCGATAGGCGGACCGATCGTCAGCTGGACCTCATCGGCCCGACGGTTGAGCTTCAGTCCCACGTGCAGCAAGCTGCAGAGCGCCGCGTAGGCATACACACGACAGTCAAGCGCTTCGTTTGCCCGGCCTGGTGTCAGTTCCCATACCCGGAATTTCTGGCCATGGGACAGCTTCGTCACCAGGCGCTCGGAGGTGAGCTGCGCGAAGTAGTTGATGTCACGGTCAGACGGGAAATGCATGTAGCCCGCGCCGGCATCGTCGAGATGCAAACGGTGCCGGATGGTGTCCTTAGCGGCGTTGACGCCCAGAATCACTGGCCGGAAGCTCGCCTTGTTTCGGGCGCTTGGTCGCTTCGTCGGCCACACCGGTGAGCGCTGACCGTTTTTCGCCGACTCACCCTTAATGGCATAGATCCGGCGTCCGAGACGCGCCTTCGCGAACTCGTAGACCTTTTGCGTGTGGTGGCCACCAGAGTCGACACATGCAGCGGCCACCTCAAATCCACGGCCGTCAGCGCGATGCCAGATTCGCTTCAGGAAGGCATCGACGCCGTCCCAGAGCTTCTGCTCTCCCGGATCGCCTTCGATCACCTCGTGCGCGATCGACCACGATTCCTCGTTTCGCCCCCAGCCGACGATCTCGATCTCGACGCGATCGTCCTGCGTGTCCAGACCAGCGGTCACGATGGCAACGCCATCGGGCACCTCAGCAGGCCATACCTCGCAGCGCGCCGCCAAGCGATGTTCAGCCAGCGCCTTGTCGCCGCGGTCTTCGTACGGCTCGCCGAGGACCAGGTTGATGAAGGTCTGCCGTGCGAGCGCGTCGTCCTTCACCTTCAGCCATTCGGCAACCAGGTTGGACCAGCTGGCATTCGGGAACAGGCTGTAGCCCGCCCAGATGTGAAAGCCAGCGTGCCCGTTGAACGGCTTACCCGCGATCCACTCGCCGCGCTCGACCATCTCCGGCTTGTCGGTGTCGTGGATGACGCACGCGTTCGCGCGGCACACGTAGAACACCGATTCGGGAATGCCGTTGCCTTGGGCATCGGTCTCCCACTTCATGCCGTAAGGCAGGTCAGGGCCACCCCACTCCAGCACCTGCATCACGCCACAGTGCGGACACGGGACGTGGTAGCGGCGCTGGTCGCTGGTGTCCCAGCTTTTTTCGATTCGACTGAAGCCCTTGATCGTGGGCGTGCTGCCCAAGCCGATCTTCCGATTCCAGAACGTCTCGGTTCGCTTGGCGCCCAGAGCGATCTGGTCGCCTTCGTTACCTGCACCGTTGACCGGGTAGCCGTCGACCTCATCGAACAGCGCCAGGCGCACCGTGATACGACGAAAGCCGCCCGGCGAGTTGGCGCCCACCATCTGCAAGCTCGCGCCATTGGTCAGCGTCTTCTTGAGGATGGTCTGGCTGCTGTCCTTTGCCTTCGGACTTCCCGCGATCGCAGCGAGCACCGGAGTATCCCGGAGCATCGGCGCAATCTCGGTCTTGCTGTAATCCTC